CAAAATGATCTTCAAGATTTCTTGATGCGCCAAACATATTAACCGCACCACTATCACGAAGCTCATCTAAAAACGCAAATGCCTCCTTTTGAATATTCTCATACTCATCAGCCGATTGCTCCGTATTATCTTCCATACCACTAAATGGATCATCACTGCCTTCCGATTCCCAATCACTTATGGGATTATTATCCTCACTAGATAAGAAACCGTTACAACACTTGTTGGCTAAACTTAAACCATCTTCGACAGTCATTGTGCCTTTTTCAACATGATATTGTATATCATTTAAACTATCGATAAGATCAACAATGCCATAATTATCATTATTCTTTAAACTGGCTACATTTATATTCATACTATTCTCCTTTATTGATAACCACACTTAATTGTGTTGGTCATTATCTATAATATAATCCGCATAATTCTGTTTGTAAACACTTTTTTAAATTAATTTTAAAATAGTTTTTAAATCACGTAGTTTTAACGGTGTATTATATAGTATCGCCATTGATTTAATATCAATATTAATCAATAAATCCATAACCTCTCCCTGTCAGCACGAGATCTCGGGCCGAATGGCTGTGTTTATGCGGACTGGCGCCTGTTCTGGTGCCATTTAGCCCTAAACTATTGATATTGTTACATATTTTCAAACAAGAACCAATACAGACGCGGTCCCAGGACCAGGGCCCGGGGGCGCCGGAGCCGGGTTCGCGGTCATCTAGCGCCTATTTAGTCGATCTGCGGGGCAAGTTTTTACAATCGGACTTTATCCGACACTATATATTAGCCATATATAGGAAATAATTAGAAATAAATTGTAATACTTTGTAAGTTACCAATAAATACAATATGCCAATAAGCAATATCAGGTTTACAGGAACTTACTTTTACAGTAATATCTATATATAAAATTTACGGAGATATATGCATGTCAAGTAAAGGCGGCAAACGAGAGGGTGCAGGAAGACCCGCTGGTGCCACAAACAAACGATCTCAAGCTATAGCTGATAAGCTAGAAGAGCTAAACTGTGACCCGATTGAAGGCATGGCTATGATCATGAACGATACATCTCTTGATCACAGCCTTAGACTAGCTGCAATGAAAGAGTTGGCGCAGTATGTAGCTCCAAAGCGTAAAGCCGTTGACATTGACGCAACAGTCGATGGTAGTGTTAATATTCAAGTTGTAAAGTTTGCGGATCTAGATGAGTCAGATAACAGTACCGAGTAACTGGCGACCACGCCCTTATCAAATGCCTATGTGGAAGTTTATGGAGGGCGGAGGCAAAAGAGCTGTTTGTGTTTGGCACCGTCGTGCAGGTAAAGACTTGTGCAGCATTAACTGGTGTGCAGTCTCCGCGTTGACGCGTCCCGGTTTATACTGGCATTTATTTCCAACCTATAACCAGGGCCGAAAGATTGCCTGGGATGGTATGACTAGAGATGGCCGTAAGTTTTTAGATCATTTCCCAAAAGAAATGCATGAAGCAACAAATAATACGGAAATGAGGTTAACTTTAAAAAATGGGTCAATCTATCAAGTGGTGGGTACCGATAACGTCGATAGACTCGTTGGAGCAAATCCCGTTGGAGTGGTATTTTCTGAATACGCCTTGCAAGATCCTCGTGCCTGGGATTACATTCGTCCCATCTTGGCAGAGAACGGAGGATGGGCAATGTTTATTTATACCGCTCGAGGTAGAAATCACGGATATGATTTATTAAATGTAGCTAAGAAAAATGAAAGCTGGTTTCAGCAGGTACTATCTGTTGAAGATACTAGGGCTATACCTATAGAAGCAATTGACGAAGAACGTGCTGCAGGTATGCCTGAGGAAATGATACAGCAAGAATTCTTTTGTAGTTTTGATGCACCATTAGTTGGATCATACTATGGTAACGCGATGAGTCGCTTGTTAGCCGATAACCACCTGACCAAGGTTCCGTACGAGCCTACACTTGACGTGCATACAGCTTGGGACCTAGGTGTCGGGGACTCGACTGTGATAATATTCTTCCAGATGCATCACAATGAGATCAGGATTATTGACTATTATGAGAATGAGGGAGAGGGGCTAGCTCATTACGTAAAGGTCGTACGCGAAAAAGAGTACGTCTACGGCGATCACATCGCGCCCCACGATATTCAGGTAAGAGACTTTAGTACAGGTAAATCTCGTATAGAGGTAGCACGTGAGCTTGGTATACGATTCCGTATAGTACCTCAACTAAGAATAGATGACGGTATAGAGGCAGCACGTAGTATATTGCCCCGTTGTTATTTTGACGAGAATAAGTGTGACCGGTTGATTGAAGCCTTAAGACAGTACAGAAAAGACTATGATGAAAAACAGAAGACTTTCAAAGATCGGCCACTCCATGACTGGACATCACATCCCGCTGATGCATTTAGGTATCTTGCACTAGGGATCAGGGACCGTGTTAATAAAAATTTAAAGAAACTACCACGTCAAGCAGAGGGGGAGTATGCCATCTTCGGTAATTATTAGGGATCTTAAACTTAGCGATATGGATCAAGTGCTAATGCTAGCAGAAGAAGCGCATGCTGAGTCTAGTTATAGCCACCTTGACTTTGATCCCGAAGTTATTACAGCGATGGGCCATACGTGGATAGCTAATCCAGAGGTATATTTTTGTAAATTAGTTACATCCGCAGAAAATAAAATTTTTGCGATGTACGTCGGACTCATTTCGAGTTATTATTTCGGTAAGGACCTAGTAGCGAATGATCTTTTATTATTCGTAAGTCAAGATAGACGCGGCGGGATAGCTGCAGCTAGATTGATAAAAGAATTTGAAGATTGGGCATTTGCAAACGGTGCGAAGGAAATACGGCCCGCTTCGTCGACAGGCGTAAAAACTGAGGAGACGAGGCAACTGTACAACGCTCTAGGGTATGATACCGTAGGGCACACGTTTGTAAAAAGGAGGTAAATATGTGCGGAGGCGGAAGAGCACCAGCACCACCACCCGCGCCACCACCAGTACCTAAGGTGGAGGACGTGAAGCAAAGTGTGGATGATTTGACTGAATCTGAAAAGAAGCGTAAAGGTCAAAAGTCTACGGTATTAACTTCAGGTGAAGGTGTTGAAATGGAGAAAATCAAGAAGAAGAAACTTCTTGGTGGAGCTTCAGAGAAACTTGGTAACTACTAAGTATGAAAGATGCTGTAAACCAAATTATCAAGCGCTTAGAGCAGCTTGAGTCTTGGCGTGCCCCGTGGGAAAGTCTCTGGCAGGATTGTACTGATTATGTCAATCCTCGCCGTGGGGATTTTACTACGAAGCAATTCCGGGGTAGTCGATCTAGGTTTGATAAAGTTTTTGACTCTACAGCACCACTTGCCAATGAACAATTGGCATCTGGATTACATGGTCACCTGACCAATACTGCAGAACGTTGGTTTAGTCTAAGAGTACCTGGTAACGATGAACCATCTCTTAGTATGAGACAATGGCTGCAAGGCACAGTCGAAGCTATGTTTGACTCGTGCTTTAATCTACCTGAAACTAACTTCATAACAGCAGTACATGAAATGTATCTAGATATAGGTGCATACGGTACTGCAGTATTCTACGTTGAGGACAGGCCAGGCAAACCTATACAATTTAGATCTTTCCACTTGGCAGACTGTTATGTAGCAGAAAACCATGAGGGAATGATTGATACTTGTTATAGGAAGTATAAACATACTGCAAGACAATTGATGCAGTTGTATTCTGATGTTTTACCCGAAAAGTTTAAAGAGATAGCTACTAAGCAGCCATTCCAAGAGTTTACCTGTGTACATGCAGTTGAACCTAGAGCTGACTTAGTCTATACAGGGGAAGACAAAAAAGATCCACTTAGTATGCCTTTTAAGTCCTGTTACGTTTTAGTAGAAGAAAAGCTGCTGCTTAAAGAAGGCGGCTTTATGGAGTTTCCATATATGGTACCTCGATGGTCTAAAACATCAGGTGAAGTATATGGCCGATCCCCTGCTATGGTTTGTTTACCTGATATTCGTATGGTCAATGAAATGATGAAGACTACTATCAGGGCAGCACAAAAAGCAACAGATCCACCACTTATGGTACCAGATGATGGCTTTATGATGCCATTACGTACTATACCAGGTGGCTTAAACTATTATAGATCGGGTACACCTGATAAGGTAGAACCATTAGTAGGTGGCGAAAGACCTGACGTAGGACTAGATTTTATTGAGTCTAGACGTGAGCATATCAGCAAATCGTTTCATGTTGATTGGTTACAACTGCGTGATGGTCCACAAATGACTGCGACTGAGGTCTTACAACGTCAAGAAGAGAAGATGAGGCTTATGGGTCCAATGGTTGGCCGACTACAATCTGAGTTTCTTGGCCCTATGATCGATCGTGTCTTTGCTCTTATGCTAAGACGTAACGAACTAGCTAGACCTCCAGGTGAATTAGAAGGCGTGAAGCTGCACGTTGATTATATATCACCAGTAGCACGTGCTCAGAAAGCACAGTCAGTATTTAACTTTACAAGATTTTTAGAACAGATGATACCTCTGGCAAATGTCAAGCCAGAGATATTTGATAACATAAATGCAGATGGTACGTTCAGGTGGGCGCATCATACATTAGATGCTCCAGCAGAAACGCTGACAGATCCTAAAACAGTAGAGGAACAGCGTCAAGCTAGAGCAGAACAAGAACAAGAAATGCAGCAAGCAGCAATGATGCAGCAGCAAGCTACAACAGCTAAAGATATGTCAGTTGCTGCTAAGAATGCAGGAATGGAGCCGATGGTAAATGGTGGACAAGCCCCAGGAAACTAACGCTCTAAGCGAATTACACACAGACATGAGGTCTGTGTTCCTTACTCCTTCGGGAACTAGGGTACTGAATTATCTGTGCAAGATTGCTCATGTAAATGAAGCAACCTATGTACCAGGTGATACCCACGAGACAGCACATCGTGAAGGTATGCGTCGAGTGGTTTTAAGTCTCTTGCGTTTCATTGACAAAGATCCGCAAGAATTGTTAAACTTACCAAAGGAGGTAGAAGATGAGTGAGAACGTCGAGTCCGTACAAGTTGATGCGGGGAGCTCGGGTGGTGATTGGAGAGCGTCATTAAGTGACGATATAAGAAACGATCCGAGTCTCGCTTCAATACAGGACGTTAATGGTTTGGCCAAGAGTTTTATTCATGGTCAAAGAATGGTTGGTGCAGATAAGGTAGTTATTCCTAAAGATGATGCATCACCAGAGGAGATGAATGATTTTTACAATAGGTTAGGTAGGCCAGAGAAGTATGAGATCTCTAGGCCAGATTTACCTGAAGGCCTAGAGTATAATCAAGAGATGGAAACAGAAATGCTTAAACTTATGCATGAGTCTGGTCTGTCTCAAAAACAAGCTCAGAACTTGTTTACTGGCTATATGAACTATATCGGCAAAGGTCATCAAGATATGACTGTAGGTCGTGAGTCTCAAATAGCTGAGTGGGATCGAGAGATTAAACAAGAATTTGGCGCAGCATACGACGAGCGCGTAGACGCAGCTCAACGTGCAGCAGCCGAGTTTGGCGGCGATGAGTTTCTTGGTTGGCTAGATGAAACAGGTCTAGGTGATCACCCTATGTTTATTAAGATGTTTTCTAAGATAGGCATGGGTATCCTGGAAGATTCTGCTGATACATCAGGTCGAGGTAATTCATTTACATTGACACCGGATGCAGCAAGGCAGGAGATTGCTAGATTACAACGAGATCCAAACTTTATGAAGCAATACAATGACAGTGAGACAGATGGACACGCTGCTGCCATTGAAAAGATGCAAGCATTGTTTGGGTTTGCATATCCGGAGACATAAATGGGAAAAACTAAAATGGGCCTTTGGGCTAATATACACGCTAAGCGTAAAAGAATAAAGGCCGGTTCTGGTGAGAAAATGCGGAAGCCGGGGTCTAAAGGGGCCCCGACTGAAGCTGATTTGAAACGTTCACAAACTAAAAAAGCATAAGGAGGTAAATATGCCAAAAGGTAAAGGCTACGGCAAAGGCAAAGGCAAGGGCGGCAAAAAGAAATGAGCCAAGTTGATGTCAATGTTTCTAAGAAAAAGAAAGCCGGTAAGACTAAGATGACTCAAGGTACCGGCCCTTCTCAGACTCAAAAAGAACGTTTTATTAAAGCCTTTGGCGATAATACTTTCTTTGGAGCTGGTAAATCTATGGGTATGGGTGATAAACTATTAGCTCAATATAAATCAAAAACGAAGAAAACATAATGGCAAAGACTATTAAGATAGGGTATTTAGACGACGAGTTTCGTAAGACTAAAATGGGTCGTACGTCAAGTACTCAAAAGAAATATAACGAATACCAGAAGCGTCTGGCAGAGCGTCTAGCTATACCATCTAGCTATTTAGACGCCGCTGATGCTATGATTAAAAAGGTTGGCAAGAAAGATCCTGTTGTAAAACGGGTTGCTAATCAAGCTAGAGGTAGAGGTGTCACTGATCCTGAAGCAGCGATT